TTCAGATTACGAAGAACAGTCTGGAAGAGATAAAAGAACAGAAGAAATTTCTCCAATGTGTTTAGTTTTACTTAAGTATTATAAAAAAGATGGTACTGTATGGATGAAAAAAAGCACTAAAAATGCTATTGTGTGCGAAGAAGCAGATACAAAGTTGAACTTATATCCAGTAGCACATATGGTTTGGGAAGAAGTAAAAGGATATTCAAGAGGATTAGGAGAAGTTAAGTATTTAAGAGCAAATCAAATAGAAATAAACAAAACAGCTACTAGAAGAGTGTTAGCGGTTCAATTATGTGCATACCCTAAATTGGTTGTAAATACTAAATATGTATCGAATTTAGCAAGTTTAGATAAAGTAGGCACTATGATAAAAGTTGATGAGATGCAAGCTGAAGATGTGAATAAGGTTGTAAGTTACTTAAGACCTACAACTATGTCATCAGATGCATTGAATTTACAACAAGAATTAATGAAAGATACACAAGAGTTAGCAGGTGCAGGAGATACTATTAATGGAAATGTAGACCCAACACAAGCAAGTGGAAAAGCAATTTTAGCAGCTCAACAATCAGGAGAATTACCATTAAATGAACAAAAAGAAAGATATAAAACATACTTAGAAGATTTGGCAAGAATATGGTTTGAAATGATAAAAACATATTCTATTAATGGAATAACAGCTACAAAAGAAGAAAAAAATGAAGAAACAGGTGAAATAACTGAGGTTCCATATCAAATTAGTCATGATGAATTACAGAAAATGAAATTTAATATAAAAATAGAGATAACACCACATTCAGCATATGATAAGTTTGCTCAAGAACAAAGTTTAGAAAATCTAATGATAAATAAACTAATAACATTTGAAGAATATGTAGATGCATTATTTGAAGATAGTGTAATGCCTAAATCCAAATTAGAAAAAATATTAAAAAACAGAGCAGAAAACAAGAAAAGAATACAACAAATGCAAATACAGGCAAATGCATTACAAGGTGCAATGAATGAAGCTATGATAATGCAGCAAGAAAGAGAAAATCAGATACAAAACATAGCTGATGAAGCACAAGGAGTAAATGATAATTTAATGCAAATGGTGGGGGTGAACAACAATGAAATGCAACCAATGTAGACTAGTAGAAATGGTAGTCGAAAAAGTTGAAAACAATCTAATAACGCATAAATGTCGAAAATGCGGAAGTGAATACAAAGAAGAAATTAAAGACGAAGAAAAGTAGTCTTTTTTTAATGCCCAAAACGTGCTGCATGGCTTAAAAATCTGCAAGGAATAGTCGACGGACTTAAAATGGGAGGTTTTTATGGAAGAAAATGAAAATAACGAATTAATTGTAGAAGAAAGTGTACCTGAAACACTTGAAACAAATGAAGAAGTAGAACAAGTTCAAACTGATGCTAGCGAAAGTGAAGAACAAGTTCAAGAAGAAAAAGTAGAGCCAGAAAAGAAATATACGCAAGAAGATGTTGATAGGTTAATAGATGCTAGATTTGCAAGAGAGAAATCAAAACAAGAAAAACAAAACGAAAAATACAAAGAATTAGAGAGTATCATGCAAGCAGCACTAGGAGCACAAGACATTGATGATGTTATAAAAAAATCAAAAGAGTTCTATAAATCTAACGGAATAGACATTCCAGAATATAAGTCATCTTTAAATGTAAGAGATGAAGAAATTTTAGCTGATGCTTATGCAAAAGAAATAGTTTCAACAGGTGATTATAAAGAAATGGAATCCGAAGCAAATCGTATTTCAAAAATACCAGTTGAAGAACGTTCAATTCGTGAAAAGGTAATGTTTGACAAACTTTGCGATGCTTTAATGGAAAATAAAAATAAAAATGAACTTAAAGCAAAAGGAATTGATATTAATATTCTAGATGATGTGAAATTTAAAGAATTCAAGAAAAAATTAAGTTACAACACATCAATCACAGAAGCAGTAGACATGTTTAATAAAATAAACAATCCAGCTGAACATAAAAAAGAAAAGCCTGCGTCAGCAGGAAGTGCAAAAAGTGAAAACAGACAAGAAAGCGAGACGTTTACACCAGAGAAAATTAACAGTATGACACCGCAAGAAATAAGTAAATATTGGAATAATCCTGCCTTTAGAAAAGTTGCAGGATTAAATTAATTTTAAAGGAGGAATAGCAAATGGCTATAACAGTAAGTATTGATAAATTAATATCAACAAAAGTATTAAAGGAATTAGAGAACAATCTAATTGCAAAAAGAATTTGTACATTAGACACAGGTTCACAAATCAAAAGAAAAGGAGACCAAGTAACATTTCCAGCATTAGGAGACCCAAATGTTCAAAAATATACAGGAACTATAAATTATGAAGATTTAGAAGACACAGGGGTTACATTAAAAATTGACCAAGCTGAATATACAGCTTTCAAAATTGATGATATTGAAGCTTTCAGAAGTTCAATAGATATTAAAGGCACACAAGTTGAAAGAAGTGGATACAAATTAAAAGACAGTGCTGACAAATATGTTTTAGCTTTAGCAGAAGATGAAACTATCATAAATAGAGTTGATGGAACAGGTATTTCAGAAGATAATGCTCTTCAATTACTTGCAAAAGTAAGAAGAAAATTAGACGAAGCAAATGTACCTCATGGACAAGCTTTCTTAGTAATAGACCCAATGGTAAAAGAAAAATTAGAGCTTGCAGGTATCAAATTTGGTATCAATGAAGGAATGAAAGGATTTGAAGGTGGACTTGAATGGGCTGATTATTTAGGAATGAAATTATTCGTTTCTAATAATGTTAAAGTAACAGGAGAAGGAAAACATTTATGTATGGCAGGTTCTTTCAATGCTATCGTATATGCTGACCAAATATTAAAATCAAGATTTATAGCTGATGCTGAAAATGCATTTGAAGGATTATATAGTGCTTTACATGTATATGATGCAAAAGTAATAAAACCAGCAGAAGTAGTTGTATTAGAAGCTACTGAAGCTTAATGGTAAGAGGGAGAAACACTCCCTCTTTTATATCACTTAAATAGAACTAGATAGGTGCAAATCCTATATAAGTGGAGAGGAGAAAAATAATGAGCTTGATTAAAAATTTAAAAAGAAGAGAAGTAGAAATATTTGGAGCAAAAAGAATTGTAAGAAATGAAGTAAAGAAAGAAGAAAAAACTACAACTAAAAAAACAAGGAAGAAAAAAACGGAGGTAAAATAATATGACACTTCGGAGAAAATAAAAAAATTACGTTAGCATTGATAGAAGAATATTCTAAGGAGAATAACAATCTAACAGAAGATGAAGATATAGCAGAAAGACTAAACCTTGTTTATTCAACAGCATATCAAGAATTAAGTCAAAACAAAAAGATATTAAAAACAAAGGTATTAAAAGATGTTGATTCAGAAGATAGCGGAGAAGGATATACAGAATATTCATTACCAAGCAATATGTATCAACAAGTGTCTATTATAGCACTAGATGAAAATAATAATGATGTATTAGCAGAGTATAAAAAAATAGGTAAAAAAATATATATTAAAAACGATTCAAAAGCAAAATATATTTTAGAATATTATGCATATCCAACTGTTATAACAGAGGAAACAAAGGATAGTTTTGTATTAGAGATAGACCAAGATGTACAAATGCTTTTACCATGGGCTGTGGCCAAGGATATTTTAAAAGTAGACCCATCTAGTGATTATGAAGCATTTTTAAGAGAATACCAAAGAAGATTACAGGCATTAGATACAAGAACGGCAACTGTAACAGTTACAATAGAAGAAGGGGTGTTGTAATATGGTAAAAACACCAATTAGGAGAATGTATTCTAATTTTAGGGGAGTAGATTTTTCATCAGACCCAAGTATTGTAAATCTATCAAGAAGTCCAGATGCGCTAAATGTTTGGAAAAACTATTCGGATACACAAGGAAGCTGCATAGAAACAAGACCAGGTATTAAACTGTTAGGTGATTTTGAAGGCAGAATAAATGGAATTTATATATATAAAGATAAAGCTTTAGTGCATGTTAATAAAAATTTATATCTATGGACAAACTTTCCAGATACCCCTGCAGAAAAAACATTATTAAAAGAAAATATGCAAAATAATAGAAGTTCATTCTGTATTTTTAATGATGAGCTTTTTATAGTTGACGGTGAAAATTATTTAGTATACAGCAATGGAGAATTAAAAAATGTATCAGATAATGCATATATACCAACCACAACAACTGGAAGAAGTCCAAGTGGTGGAGGAGATAAGTATCAAGACGTAAATGTTTTACAAACTAAAAGGAAAAATGGATTTGTGGCAGATGGAACTTCAAAAGACTATTTTTTAGATGCTACTAATATAGATAGTATTGAAGAAGTTATTGTTAATGATAGTGTTGTTACAAATTATACTGTAGATAAAACTTTAGGAAAAGTTAGTTTTACTACAGCACCGACAGCACCAAATATTTCTGGTATAGATAACGTATATATCACATATTCAAAAGCAACTGTAGGATATACTGATAGAATTGGTAAATGCAAGGTTATAGTGATATATGATAATAGATTATTTTTCACAGGAAATTTAGAATATCCTAATGCAATATTCCATTGTGCTTTAAATAATCCATACTATGTAAGTGATTTAGCATATTATGAAGACGGAACAAGTGAAAGTGCAATAAAATCACTTGTAGTAGGAAATGGTATCTTATGGGTATTTAAAGAAGCAAGTCAACAAAATGATACGATTTTTTATCACAATTCAACACTAGACACAGAAGGAAAAGTTTATCCAAACTATCAAGGTAATGTTTCAGTAGGTTGTTATTCTGAAGCGATTAATTATAAAGATGATATAGTATTTTTAAGTAGAACTGGATTAGAGGGGATTTCTAATAATGATATAACTAGTAAGCAATTATTAAGTCATAGAAGCAGTTTAGTTGATAATAAACTTACAAATGAAAACAATTTCTCAATGTCAATGATGGTAGAATGGCAAGGATATTTGATTGTTTTAGTAAATGGAAGTATATATTTAGCAGATTATAGACAAATGTATCAAGGAGCATTAGGATATGAGTATGAATGGTATCTATGGCAATTCAATAAAAATATATGCTTTGTAAAATCATACAAAGAAAAATTATATTTAGGAAGCGAAAATGGGCAAATTTATGTATTAGAAGGTACAAATGATAATGGAGAAATAATTAATAGCTATTGGACTACTCCAATGGACAATTTCGGATATGGGAATTTAAACAAAACAACAAATAAAAGGGGTGGAATAGCAAAAATAAAGACAATTCCAAATGGTATTATAAAAGTAGCAGAATGTACAAATAAAAGAAGCGAGAATAAATTTATATCTATGTATTCAGCTACTGGATTTGATTTTCAAAATATAGACTTTCAAAATTTTGCCTTTACTACGAAGAATAATTCATACATATTATATAAAATTAAAGAGAAGAAATTCTTAGAAGTATCCTTAAAGTTTTATAGTGATGAAATAGATAAGCCTTTTGGATTATATAATGCAATTTTAGAGGCTTTTGTAGGAGGTTATACAAAGAAGTAGGAGGAAAAAATGGAATTATCAAAATTAAATGAAAATTTAAACAATATTCAATCACTACCTGATAAACCAACATTAACAGGTGAAGAATTGAAGCAGGAATTTGATAAAGCAGCGAATGTAATTAAAGAATATTTGAATGGAATTTTAACTGAGGAACTTATTAGTATATTAACAGAATTAGAAAGAGAAATTTTAACAGGTGATAGTGCAATAAACACAATAAATGGCATAATTTCAGAAATGAAAACCAAACTCGATACTGTAGAAACAGGAGCAAACAAATATACACATCCAACTAGCGCTGGCAATAAACATATTCCAAGCGGTGGTTCTAGTGGTCAAATATTACGTTGGAGTGCTGAAGGTACTGCAGCTTGGGGAGCAGATAATAATACAACATATAGTGCAGCAACAACAAGTGCTAATGGTCTTATGAGTTCTTCAGATAAGACTAAATTAAACGGAATAGCGACAGGAGCTACTAAAAATACTGTAGAAAATGTTTTGACAAGTACATCAACAACAAATGCATTAAGTGCAGCACAAGGAAAAGCACTTAAAGCTTTAATTGATGCAAAACAAAAAACAATAACAAGAGGAACATCAACTCCATCAGGTGGAAGTAACGGAGACATTTATATACAATACTTTTAAGGAGGAATAGAAGATGGGAAACATGTCAGGTAGTTATGGAAGCCATTATAGTTTGTGGCAGTCTATAACAGTTAATTCACAGAATGTTGCTAACAATACTAGTAATGTAACGGTGAGGATGTATTTAAGTTTTGACGGTTCATCGTATTATGCATATACTAACTATACAACATCAGGAAGAATGACGATAAATGGAACAGCAAGAGATTATAGTATAGCAAGTATAAATTTTAGTTCTGGACAAGCTAAAGATATTTTACTTGCAGAATGGACAGGTGATATTGCACACGATAATAATGGTGAAAAAACGTTATCAGTAAGTGGAAGTTGGAATACAGATACATCAAGAATAGGAAGTGGTTCATGTAGTGCTAGTCAAGCGTTACCGAAAATAGCGAGAAAAGGGGTTCTGCAAATAAATAAAGTCAGCGATATTACCATGAATAGTGCTAAAGTAAATTATTCACATACTAGTGGATTATTTACACATGTACAATATAGTTTAAACAATGGAGCATGGCAAAATAGCTCAGGATATCCAGATATGACATTAACAGGACTAAGTCCTAATACAACATATTCAATACGTGTAAGGGCCTTAAACTCTGATAGAACAATTATAGGAGATGCTAGTAATAGTGTTTCTTTTACAACAGTTGATATAGGAAAAATCAGTAGTGTTGCTAATTTTGAACATGGAAATAATGCAAGTGTAGTAATAACTAATCCATCTCGGAAGTAGTTTAAGTTTAGCAATGAAAATTGGTAGTACACAGATATTAAGTAAAACTGTAAGTACAGGCACAAACGCAATATCTTTTACAGATTCACAATTAGATGCAATATATAAATTATACGGAAGTAGTAGTTCTTTAACTGCTACTTTTGTTTTAACAACAGCAGGGAGCTATACAAATTCAAAAACATGTACAATTACTTTAAAAGGAAATCAAAAAACAATACGAACTAATGTAAGTAGTAGTTGGAAAAGAGGAAAACTATGGACTAATGTAAGTGGTACTTGGAAAAGAGCTGTACTGTGGACAAATGTAAATGGTACATGGAAAAGAGGAATATAGGGAGGAAAAAGCATGGAAAACAGTAATCAACCTAATCAATATGAAGATATAGATAAATTAATAAGTAACCAAGAGGAAATGTTAGATAAATCGTTAGAGCAACAAAATAGCATTATTGATAAATCTACCCAAATGAATGTAGAGCAATTAGAAAAAAATAAAGCTGATATAGATAAAGAACTTGAGAAAACAAACAGAGGAATTTATCAAGAATATAGAAAAGCACAAAATCCGTATGGATATAATGCTGAAGCTTTAGCAAGTAGGGGGCTTGCTAATTCTGGATATGCAGAAACAACACAATCAAATCTATATAACACATATCAAAAAAACATAACAGAGACAATGAATAATGCAAAGAATTTGAAGGCTAATTTTGATTTAGAGATTAGCCAAGCTATGCAAAATGGTGATTTAGCTAAAGCACAAAATGCTCTAGAGATTTATAACCAACGTATGCAACTTCTTACACAAGAATATGAATTAAGAAATAATAGAGAACAATATTTATACCAAAAAGAACAAAATGAGCTTGCTCAAAACAATTGGGAAAAAGAATTTGCATATCAACAAAACAGAGATGCAGTTTCAGATGAAAGATACAACAAAGAGTTTGCATATCAGCAAAATAGAGATGCTATTTCAGACGAAAGATATAATAAAGAATTTGCATATCAAGAGAATAGAGATGCTATTGAAGATAGTAGATATGCTCAAGAATGGGAATATCAAAAGCAAAGAGATGCTATTCAAGATAATAGATATTTAAGTGAATGGGAAAGACAGAGACAATTAGATGCATTAGAAGAAGAATGGAGACAAAAAGAATTTGCATATCAGCAAAATAGAGATGCCATTGAAGATGAAAGATATAACCAAGA